GTGATCTTCGTTCATATAACTTATTACCAATATATAGTAACCGTTCTATGTTTTTGTTTTTTTATATTTATTAATACATAAACAAAAACCCAAGCAGTTAAACTTGGGGATTCTGTGATATTTTTACAACTAATTAAGCCGATTTTTTCACATTTGCAGCAGCCAGTCTCTTCTTGGCAGAGTCTACTGCTTTTTTAGCAGATTCGACTTGATTTCTGGCAGCGTCCACATCTCCACCGGTAGATTCCATATTCTTTTGATTTTCACCAGCCCGACTGAGAGCATCCTCGTCTTTATTGAGCTTTATTTTTTCTATCTCATACTCTAACGCATCACGTTTCTTGGTGAGAGCACGTATATCACCGTCAAAATCTTCACTTAAAATCTTCTTGATAAGTCTCTTTACGTTCTCATTAATATTCATATTTTGTGTAAATGTTTTATAAATCTGACCGATTGTATTGTTTGACACTCCGATATAGTTGGTTTTAAAATTATTAAAGTCACGGCCACTTATATCCTTCCGTAGAACACTTGCGCTTATACCACCAACATTTCCATCTGTTCTACCCGAATAATTTGTCGGCGCCACATCCACATCTAACTTAACCGCATTGACATTGACCGGAACCTTTTGACCAGCCTTTGTTCCAATTGTCTTGTATACACCATTTATGTTTGTAACAAAATCAACCGTTCTCTTATCGTCTCCACCCTTGGAACTGGCAGCTAAAGATACATTGGCTTTTGTGTTCGGTGACATTGAAAATACAAACTCATAAGCAGCTTGCATAGGATTTTCAAACGGTATAGAAACCACTTTTACTTTAGGATTCTTCGGTAATAGACCCCAAACAGCTAAACTTTGTTCCCGTGTTATCCCATCTCTCTCCTTTGGACCAACCATAACCACCACCGACGATACCTCCGACTTCTCAGCATAAGCATTCGCCAAAGCTAAGTGTCCAACATGGGGTGGCTTAAACCCACCTGGTAATAATACTATTACATTGTTCATCTTCTGTATAAATAGTATGTTTTTACCGTTTATTCCACTCAAACTTCAAGTGACCACAATCCCAAATCCTATCATATCCATTAAGTTGCATGTTCTGCCACTCGGATAGACTTTCATCGTATTTTTCTAATTTATCTTTTAGTCGGTGTTTTGTGAAATTGTATCTGTGTAAACGATCCGATTTGCCGTATTTTATGTAGAAATAATTTGGAGGTGTTGGGTTGTTTTGTGTAAATCCCAGTTTTTCATAAAGATTCCCAACGCTCCACCTACGGTCTGCATAAGTTGTAATTTTTGAAGGTTTATATTTTTCTATAAAATAATGTAAAAGTTTACTTGACCCGCCGTTCACTGCGTTGGATGAACAATGACGATACATTTCATATTCGTCATTTGAACTGTGTCTTTTTCCCAACGATATTCTATATTTTCCAAATGTCATCACGGATACCATTTTTCCTTTAAAAAATAGGGCCAACTTAACCGATGAGTTACACTTTCCCTGAAGGTGGTGTTTTTCTAAGAAATCATTACAGTCTTTGGAAGATATCTCCACGACTTCACATCTTCTGGCATGAATCTTGTCTTTTGTATTCTTTCCTAAGATGTGACGAATCCTATCCTTTACTATGGATTCCTTCTTCGCCCACTCGTCTTCGAAGATGTGAATCAATTGAATTCCCTTGTTCAAACATTGAACCGTTTTGTTTAAGTGATAGTTTTTATGCTTTTTCCCAGCAAGTTCACTGTGCCAGTATGTTCCGTTGAACTCTATTGCTATATTTTTATCCGGAATAACTATGTCGAGTTCACCATCAATCGTGTTTCTACATTTTTCACGTATCGCCATATCAGTTCCAATCAACGATTGTATATACACCACAATCTCCTTCTCCATAAATGAAAATCCGCTTATATAAGGGAAGCACGTTAAACATCTGGGAAGATGTCCACCATCAATGTGATCCTCAAAAACAACTCCACATTTATTACATTTGAAATGGTATTTGTTTATTCTATCTGTATTGATGTATTCGTCAGACGAAAATTGCATCGTTACAAGTTCCGATATTCTTGTGTTTGATTTAAGCTTTTCCCATATTTTCACTCTGTTCCGTTTCACCATTTCAGATTTTATCTTTTCCGAATTTACGGGGATTTTAGTTCCATATCTGATTAGATTTGTTTCGTAAATTTTTTCCTTGACCGATTCGTTCTGAAAAACGTTGTCGGTGCCGTATTTGTTTCTTACCGTAGATTTTACTTTTTCTTTTACTTTATCAGATTGAGACGCGTTTTCCACTCCATATCGTTCAAGGTTGGTGGTTCTTATCTTCTCCTTCACGTCTTCTGATTGAAATGACCACTCCTTTCCATATTTTTTAACATTTGCATCTTTTATCTTCGCAATAACTTTGTCACTCTTTGAAACGTTGTCTACACCATATCGTTCCATACACGTCTGTTTTGATTTTTCAGGATTAACATATGTTTCAGACCCGTAACGTTGAAGCTTGGTTTTTTTAATTTTCGAAATTCTACCTTCATTATTGGCCGTTGAAACCGAACTGCACTTAGCACCGCAAAACCTCTGTTGTCTTTTTATAAGCGACTCGAATGTAATCCCACACAATTCACATTTTTTTAAGGCGTAAAATTTATTCTTAGGTGAGTTTAATTCATTCATGATGTTCATCCTGTCACAGTATCATGGAATAAATAGAAGTCAATATGTGGAATAGTTTAAAATATATAAAAGAAAAACCTCCACGTAATGTGGAGGTTTTTTCGGAGTTCTGTGTATTGTCGAATGGTATAATTAAAATTGTAGCACGCAATAATCCATGCTAAGTTGCAATGTTATCGGTATGAATTCTCCGTCGTTTGACCAATCAAGCGATCCGAAGTTGGTTTCTCCTGAAATGAAGGCACCTTTGAGAGTCCATTCTTCCACTTTATCTCCGACCGGGCCCAAAACGTTAATGGTTACGTCTTTTTTGTAGAAATCAGCATATCCATCACGACCTGTCACCGATTCATGGTGGAGTCGTATCCATTCCATTACGGCTTGAGCGCCGGATGGAACGATTGGGTCGTAGAGTTCGATGGATATATCGTTCCACTTGGATTTTCCTCTATATTTCCTCTGTATGTTGATGTGGTCAAGAACTTTAGCATCACCGCTGATTTTTGGTCTATCGGTTTTCTTGATTAGAAATGATGGGATTCCATCAAGATACATGATGAATCTGTTCTGAACTTTCGGTTCGAATGCACTGAAGAATATCTCATTTGATTGTAGTAGGTCTGCCATAAGTTTAGTATTGTTTGAAGTTTATTACTTCAAAAATAAATATATAAAAAATTTACTTATATTATCATTATATGTATAATTATAATTATAACGACATTTGAACGAAAGAACTATATGGCAAGACCCAAGAAAAATCCAGCAACAGTTGATAAGGTTTGTGAACAGTGCAATAAACCGTATGCGGTTAAATATGTAAAACGGTTTACTCAACGATTTTGTTCTAAGGTTTGTGCGGGTGCATGTGTTGAGACTAAGCGTAAGATAGTGGATAGTCAATCTAAGGTTTATTCTGAAAAATACGGTGGTTCACATCCCATGCAAACGGAAGTGGTCAAGTCTAATTTTAAGAAATCGATGATTGAAAAGTATGGGGTTAGTTCTGCTTTAAAGTTGGATAAGTTTATGGTTAAAGCTGATAATACTAGGATATTAAGATACGGAGATGCTAACTATAACAACTACGAACAAATTAAGAAAACTTGTCTTGAGAGATATGGGGTTGATAATTTTAGAAAGACGGCTGAGTTTAATATTAAGTATAAAAAAACATGTTTAGAAAAATATGGTACATCGCACGCATCGAAGTCGGTGGATTACAAATTATCCCATAAGTTATCTATGTTTAAAAAGTTCCTTGGACATGACCGATTCAAGAATTTTACCACAGCTTTTTCTATTGATGAATATGATGGGGTAACTACGCGTTTTAACAAAAAATATCCATTTACATGTGTTAGATGTGGTTTATTGGAAAACCATTTTATAAATGATGGAAAGTGGCCTAAGTGTAGTTCATGTGATAAACAGTTTTCCGAGTTTCAGACGGAGGTTCAAGATTTTGTAAAAGAGATTTTAAAGGATACGCCTGTCAATATTAATGATAGGAGCGTTTTACATCCACAGGAGGTTGACATTTATATTCCTTCTATAAGTTTGGGGATTGAGTGTGATAGTCTGTGTTTTCATTCTGAGTTGTTTGGTTATAAAAACAAGGCCTATCATTTGAACAAGACTAAAGGATGTTCGATTAAAGGGGTTCGGTTGGTTCACGTATGGGATTCTGAATGGAATCATAAAAAAGACGTGGTTAAGTCTATACTGAGAAATATGGTTAATAAAAATTTTAGTAGTATACCCGCGAGAAAATGTTCTATCCAAACTATCAGTTCCAAGGTCTCAGCCGAGTTTTTAAATAAAAATCACATCCAAGGTGTAGATCGTTCATCTGTAAAAATTGGATTGTTTTATAAGGAGGTTCTTGTTTCAGTTATGACGTTTTGTGAATCTAGATTTAACAAAAAGATAGACTGGGAATTAAGTCGTTTTTGTAATATTCTTAATACGAACGTTATCGGTGGCGCGTCAAGACTGTTTAAACACTTTATAAAAACTTATAATCCAACTAATGTCATATCGTATTCGGATAGACGATATTTCATCGGATCTATTTATTTAAATTTAGGTTTTGAGTTTTTAGACAACACGCCTCCAAGCTACCATTACATAGTAGATAATTATTCAACCACGAAAAATAGACTTGCTTGGCAGAAACATAAGCTCAAAGACAAGCTTGAGGGATTTGATCCGAATTTAACAGAGTGGGAGAATATGAAAAACCACGGACATGACCGAATTTGGGATTGTGGTCACAGTAAATGGATATATTCCACAGTCAAATAGTCGCAACTGTTAAGTGTTTACAGGCTAACGCTTTTGTCATAGATAGAAATCTTAAGTTGTTTTAATTTTTCTATATATCCATTATTCCGTAGAAGTTTAAAGACTATATTTTCCGTGCTTAGTTCACCAGACGCGTCCAACCCTGATTGTCTCACTTTATATATGTCACTTAATACCGATTTAATCTTTGATACGGATGGTTCATGTATCACTTTATTTATTTTATAAACGAAATCATTGTATTTACTTTTTATAAGTTCCCTATCCAAAACCACATGTTCTTTGTGGGGTTTAACTGTCCACATTCCGTTTATTAAAGAATAGATCCCCGTGGCATGGGTTACATGATTGAGGTCTTGTATGTATACTTCAACGTTATGGTTCTGAATCTTTATAGTGTGTTCGTAGTTCCATTTTGATTTTAATGACTCAAGGTAGTTCCTTACACTGGCCGGATCCACCCCTATTTCTTTTATATCGACGACTAAATGTAAGTCTATATCGCTTGTAGGGGTCCAATTATAATTTGCGGAACTTCCGAGTAGAAGCACATCTTTTAGTTTGGCCTTTAGTTTAGTATCTTCGTAAAAGTCTGTTGATATCGTAAGCAGAGCGTTTGACACCTCATTACGTATGTTCTGATTTTCGTCCCAGATTACAGGATTTAACGTAGGGTTATAGATTCTCTGACTAGACATATTGTGTTAATTCTTTTATTGTGTTTCTGGTTGACGTATGTAATACACCTACGCCGCCTGCGTTGATCCAGCCTGTTATGTTGTTGTTATAATCGTCTACGAGGATTCCGTCAGGCAATGCGTATTCTTTCTTCTTACTTGCGGAGTCTACTATCAAAATATTTGAAGCAGGTATACCAGCTGCAAATCCATGTGATTTCAACCAGATTCTTTTACCTATATCAGCGTTATCAGACTTTGACTTCTGACGGCTTGAACTGCTTAATACATAAATTCTACCAACGAAGTTTTTAAATACAAAATCTTTAAGCGTTAACATATCGTTCATGGGTGACATGTTAGCCCAGAATTTTGCACCCTGTGAGTTTATAAGATTCCAGAATCCTTCACTTTTATGCTTAGATTCATATTCTACAGCATCTATACCTCCGCTAATTTTCTTGAAGTCTTTATGAAAATCACAAAGAACTCCATCCATGTCCAAGAAAATTGAATAATTATGACTCATCAACTATAATAAATATCAAAATCCACAATATAAAGTTATTCTATTTAAAAGAAATTGACATTGTAATATAAAAATGATAAGTACTAAGCATCAATAAGCAGATAAGATAGTTAATGCTTGTTTAACTTAGATTACTGATTGAGTACTTAAAATAATTAAGTACATAATTGATTAAGTACTTGGGATAATTATAAAGTTGAAGTTGTTGAAGGAATATCTATCAGCGATAATATATTCAAAAGAAGTTTCCACTGTCCATCCATCTCCCCAGGGTTGACCATAATCAGGACCTGCTAATACGTGTTCAAGGTTATTGTCGTCGTATGTAACAAATTCATTCTCCGAATTTGTGTTTTTCATATATATAAATATCACACTTTAAATACATAAAATAAAAAACCTCAGAGTATTTACACTCTGAGGTTTATAGGTGTCAATATAAACTTAATCGTGAATATATTCTTTCTGAGCTTTAATAAATGACACAGCGGATTCAATCTTATTAAACTTATGTATCGGGCTTATAACCTCAGTATTGCCTCCGAGGAACCAACCGCTTTCTTGAAATAGAGTACCAACAAAGGTGTAATACAGGTTTTTCTTTTTTATGATATAATATTCATATGAACCTTTGGTTTTTTTATAACCGGCGACCAGAAACGCGTCAAAATCCTCGCCGGTCTCAACGGATGTATCCATGTTTTTTGAAAATAGATCATTAGCCGATTGTGACCAATATTCATCATCGGGAGAATGGAGGTCGAAATCGGAACGAGTTAACACAGACACCTCAGATGGAGTAAACAATTCAAGATTTCCGACACGCATACTTTTGACAGCGTGAACCTGTGGAACATCACCCGGTCCCATAGTCATTGTCTCTTTTATACACTCTTTGATAATGTCTTTAAGTTCTGATTTTTTCATAATATTTTACGTTTACTGTCTATAAATATACCTGACACCTACAAAAAATACAAATTTTTAAAAAATAAAAAAAAGGGATTCCTTAAATGGAATCCCTTCTGAATACTGTATTAAATCAACTATTAAGCGCCAGGAAAGGCAGCACCTGTCGGTAAAATGTTGAAGTCGAGTATGATAAACTCTGCGGTTTTAGCAGGTTGTATGTAGATTTGACCGTAGAGAATATTACGGTCAACCAAATCCGGAGTATTATTGGATTCGTCCATTTTTACTTGGAAGGCGTATAAACCGCTTCTCTGTTGAACACTCTCAAGATAAGGATTAACTATAGCCAAGAACTTATTACGAGTTGAAGCAACGTTCTGTTCGAACACCAAGAACTTTGATGACGAAGCGATGAACTTCTTCAGTGCGATCAACAATCTACGAACGTTAATTCTGTCAAGAGCACTTGGAGCGACTTGAAGCGTCTTTTGACCCCATACACATATTCCCTGACCTGGGAAGGCAGCGATAGGATTGACCCTTCCTTCATAGAGCGTATCACGTTCTTGATGAGTTAGTCTATCGAGAACTTGAACGGCCTGAGTGATTCCGCCACGGTTCAATCCAGCAGGAGCGAACCATTCTGCGGCAGCACTGTCATTAGCAGCGAATATCGCCGGCAACACAACCGACGGTGGGACACTTATAATCTTATTAAGGTTGGTGTCAAGAATCTTGACCCACGGATAATAAGTGGCAGCATAATTTGTATCATACATGGCCGCCTGTGCAACAGCAGCATCAATCAATCCCGTGCTTTGATTACTGTTTGGGAATATCACGTTATCCATGATATAGAAACAGTCTCCGCGAGCTTCACACATATCAACCACGAGGTTTGTTATATATGGGTGTTGACTTGAGAAGATACCAGGAGTCACGATAAGGTTAATATCAAACTCATCAGCGTTACCAAGAGCACCGATACATTGTTTGTAAGCGATACTACCGGCACTAACGATACTTGTGCAATCTAATCCTTGGGAATTTCCAGGAATAATATCAGCGCCGATGTTTATCGGAACCGCCGGCCACTGACCATCGAATCCACCTTGGAATCCGAATACAAACTTACGTTTCTTAACATTCGAAGATTCATTTGCAGCGGAGTAATAAGAAGAAACACCGTTTCCAGCCGTCACGCCCGCGGTCGTGTAGTTATCCTCAAGATCGAAGTCGGTGTTCTCACCATTCGAGTCGTTCGAACCGAACGCCGGCAACGGAGCGAAATACTGAGAATTATCTCTTCCACAACCAACTCCAAGTGAAGCAGTAGGATATAAACTTGTCAATTCGTCATCGGAACCAACTGGAACCTCACCGAACATCACACCTGAAGCATAACGACCGGGCGATTGACTATAGGTTGAAGCCTTACTATATTTCATAGAAGGAACGAAATTACTATAATTACTATCAACGGGCGTAGCATAAGCTCGGAATCCATACGGAACAGAAGCAATTGGATACACATCGGTAGATGACTCAACCCGAATATACTTACTCAACGTGGCATAAGTTCCAAACTCGATAATCTTACCAGCAAAGGTAATGTAATTATATCTATCACCAATTCTACGTGCAATGAAGTTTGCCGAATCAGGATCAAGATTCAAGTTTTGGAATGTCTCGAGAATCTTAGGACGTTTCTCAGTATCACTGAAAGAACGCACACTTAACGTGAACGAACCGTATGTAGAACCAGGAACGGTTCCAGCGAGCTTAACATTGCTAATCTCAACTTTACACCTTGTATTCTCGCCAGTTCCATCACCCAAGGTGTGAAGCTTGAAGAGATTATATTTAGTCGGAATTGCGTCTCCAGCTGCACCCTTCCAAGGGGAAACGGTCTGTGAAGTAACCCACGGAGTTTCAGCTTGCTTTAAAGCGAACGAGCTATCATGTGTGGCTGGCGTCAAAGAAGCAGCATCCGAGAAGTTCATCACTTCACCGACTCTGGTTTGACCCTCGACAGAATTTCCAATCTTTATCATCCAATCGCTCTTATTAGCCTTAACGCTAGCGATGGTATCCTCGAATATACGATACAGATAAGCAGCTTCAATCTTCTGACCGCTAACCTGCGTATCGGGATCACCAACGGTGGCGTCGTCACCGAAGACCGATGTTATATACTTAGAACTGTTTGGATCGAGAGAGAACTCATACGTTCCGTAGGGTGAATCAGCCGAACTGCTTAGGCTCAATGAGAAATCTAAACTCGTAGCCAGTTCGGAAATAGCCGAAGATGTTACGGTGATCATAGAACCACTGAAACCTGGAACACTCAAGTCACTTGTATTCTGTGTGGCGTTTTTTGTATTAGCAAGAACAGCCAAAATCTGAGGAAGACTGCCAGAATTCACAACCGCACACGGGTCGGAACTTACGCCGCTTGAAGAAAGGAACGTTCCCGTATATGATCCATAAGAACCCGTTATGGCGCCCGATGTCAAATACAACACAGTTCCACAACCACCCGCAGCGCGGAATGCTTTAAACACTGGATTAAGTATCTTTAAAGTAGTTCCCGATTGAACGTCGAACGTTGCCGATGCAGTAACTGTGATTTCCGTTAAACTCATCGAAAATGCACTGACGGTTTCCGTGGATTCAAGCATTGCCTGATTAAACTTTACCAAAGAGGAAGAAGTCGATCCCTGTTTACTTGATGAAATATAAAAATTGGAATCCGTTAACATTGTGCTTATATTACCCAATGTAAGGGTTGTTCCTGCATACTGAGCACTTCCTGAACCTAACGGATGGAAAGAAGTCACATCATTTTCAAACGTTGCTACTACGGTAGCGCTCATTGTAACTGTATGTGCACCCGACGATGAGTTATATGTGACGTAATCAGTAACGGTAGTAGAACCATCCAAGCTCTTGACGTAAGAAGGCGTATTGTTTCCAGTAGCGCCCGTCTCAACCGATGCGGAAACATTTACCCTCGCCCAAGCGCCAGGAACGGCGTAAATCATGAGCGGATTATTTTGTCTATATCCGGTTATCGCTCCTACCCGAACGACGGTTACTTGTCCCTGTTCCTGTAGGTATTCTTTGGCGGTATAGGGTCCATAATAGACGCCGTCGGCTAGTCCGAACTTCTCTTCAAGTTCGGCTACGGAACGGACTAGAGTTGGTGAAAATCCAGGCCCCTTCGCAAACGGTGCGACAATGGCACCGCCGATATCAGCGACACCTTGAGCGAGACCGCTTAAGTCATTTTCACGGGTAAATACCCCTGGACTTACGATGCGGTCCACGGGGCTAAATCTTCCACCTTCTGTTATCGGCATAATATTTTTCCTTTTGAGTAGTTAAAGTTGAACATAGATATAAAAATCTAAATATAAATATGTTCAATTTTTTGAAACATTAACTATTTATGGTATTATTTAGAAGAAGGTGTAAATGTTCCATCTTTCAAACTTAAAGAACCATCTCCGTACTTAGAACTTAGAGTCTCTATCATCTTTTCCTCTTCCTTTTGTAGAGACTGATAATCTTCTCTGGCCTTAGTTTCAGCCTCATTTAGTTCTTTTATAGCTTGTTCAATGGACATCCGTTCAAGACTCAACTGACCAAAAAACACCAGCTTCTCCTGATATTTCTGTTGTAGATCCTTAATAGATGTTAATTCTTCGTCTGTAAACTTTTTTGTTTCATTATTCATAGTCATTTGTTTGATAAATATATCATCACTTCCTTATAATACGATATAAAATGTTCATTATTGATAATTACACTTAAAGAAGGAGGTTTCTCTTCCGTATTATGGTTTTGGATGTTTTTTATTTTTTTACAAACCACCAAGTAGCAGTCCATTCATCAGTAACTTTGAATTCGTATCCGTGTTCTTCACAGAATTCTTCCACAGCTGGATTTACGCCGAACATTCCGGCGAAAGTTTGATCTTTAGGGTTGTTGTTGCTCCACATATAGATGGGCAAGTTCATTATTCCCTTTTTGTAATTTTCTTTATTAAACGAATCTAATTTCAAAAAATCATGACCAGATACTACGCCTCTCGACTTGACCTTCGGATACCACAATTGAATGTCCTTTTTGACCTCTTCGTAGGTATGGTTTGCGTCAATATAAACGAAATCTAAAGAGTTATCTCTAAAAAAATCTGCCGACTGCTCCCCCTTCATCCTCAACATGAATGCTCGATCTTCAAACCCTGACAAATTTTCGATCGCCCTCGCGTATGCATCTATATGATTTTCATGGTTAGACATATCATCATACTCCTTTTTGGGTAAAGCTCTCCAAACGTCGATCATATACAAACTTCCCGGCCAATCCGTTAATATCCGCTTGGCGAAGTCAGCCTTGAAAGTTCCGATCTCGACGCCTCGATTACACAAGCCGTGGCTTAATAAAAACTTGCCAAATTCATCCCTGTTTTTCATGAGTTAGATATTCTAAAATTACTTTAGTTGAAGTGTCTTCCTTAAATCCGTGATAAAATAAAACTTTGCTAGAGTCATCTACATACTGCCAGTTTGCCCCAAAACTGTCTATTGTATCGCCTACTCTTTGCTGTTGCGACGCTAAGTCGCTCTCAACAAGTTTAACGGTTTCATATTCATGAGTGTTCACAAAGGCAAAACCTAAATTTTTATTGCCCCCCCTCTTCCACAGACACACATTAAAGGCTGTCTCGTCTGCGAAAGGGAAATAAATTTTCTGCCTATCTAAAAGATAACGGTTCCTGCACATTGAAGTATATTCTTCGAAAAAATCTTTGCAATTTGGATTAAATGAGTAAAAACACGACCAGAGATACCTCTGAGTCCTACCACTTACATTAAAGTATCTCATTAAAGCCTGCTCGTCGAAGATAATCTCTCTTCCTGAAGGTATTTTTTCCCACCCGAACGGATATTCGTGTGGCCCAAAACTGCCTAAAGGATAAGACTCAACGCCAGTCACTTTATCAAACTCAAACCTATTAGAGAATAATACATCTGTATCCGTGAACACATACTGCTCTCCTGGAAACATATGCATTGTCAGCAATGAGAGCTCGGCTTTATAAAAGTGGAATCTGGGATATTCCGGCTTAAATGGGATTTCCACTTTGCATAAGTTCTTAAATTCAAAGTCGCTTTTAAAACCTATGGTATAATAAAGAATTTTTACATCTTTTGTTATTTTATGGACCAAAGACTTGATGCAGGAAACAGCCTGATACTCACACGACTTATCGCTATATAGCATTACTATCATATGTTAAATATTAATTAGATTTATTTTTTCTATCATCATCTCCGTACTTAGAATTTTGTTTCATTATTCATAGTCATTTGTTTGATAAATATATCATCACTTCCTTATAATACGATATAAAATGTTCATTAAACAAATCCCACTTAATATCTACACCGTCAAACGAAAACACTTCATATTTTTTAAATCTTTTTATAAAATTATCTCTAAAAAATCGAAACTGTTCCTTTTTATGAGGAGTATTAAGATGCCACTCACCTGAGACACTCCCGACATTTTTCAAAATATAGTCTATATTCTTATTGGTAAATATAGAATACTCTCCTCCCTCACAATCTATTTTTAAAAAATCTATTTTATCCAATCCATATAGACTTACCAAACGATCAAACGTAATAACATCGATCTCTTTACCATTATTATGATAGACATCCGCTGAATCGGATAAGAGTGGGACATCTGAGATGGCCTTAAATATAGGAGAAACAGATGAACCCCTTGTATTTATCACCAGACACTTAAACATCTCCTCCGACGGTTCAACGGCATAAACGTGTAGTGGTGAATTTCCTATAATAGAGCAAACAAATGGCCCAACGCTTGCGCCTATATCAACCACAATATCATTTTTATTTACTGTAAAAACCCTCTCATAAATTTTCCTGTTGAATATTTCATCCTTGATAATGTTCGTAAAAGATGTATCAATTCCCAAAGAACCCCACTGACAATCATTAATATTCATAATATGCAACTTTCAAATTGACCTCAAAATTTCAGTGGTTGAAACGTCGAATTTAAAATTCACAAACTCAATAACCGAACCACACTCGGTTAAAGAAACCAACTCTTCTTTATTTAAAGTTTCTAGAGTGTAGTCTCCGCCTTTGACGTAAATATCAGGCCTTGCCATTTTTAAAAAATCAACACACCTGACTTCATTAAATATATAAACAAAGTCAACACATCTTATATTATCCATAACATACTGCCTATATTCCTGACAATTAACAGGTCTACCTTCTCCCTTTAAAGCACGGACACTGTTATCTGAATTCATACCTATCATTAAGTAATCGCCAAAAGATTTAGCTTTATTTAAATAATGAATATGACCCGCGTGGATTATATCAAAACACCCATTGGTAACTACAATCTTTTTATCTTTTGGGAATTCTTCGCGCCAACGATTTAAATCTGTAACAATCATATGATCATATCTATCTTCTCTTTCACCATTTCAAATGAAATTTTCTTACTACATTCAAAGTCTTTATTTCTAGGACACCAATTCCAATTTGACGGGTCGAAGGTAACACTCAAATCATTCCAACAACCATTACATACACTAGGATTGAATACTCTAAGTGGGTTATTAAACTCAGAAATTGGCTCGCTA